GGAGGGCGCCACGTGTCGCCCTCTTTTCATACCCAATACATCAGACTGGTTGGCGATAGTATCCGGTGCGATATTAGAACTAACTAAGGAATGGAATTGGGAAGAATACGGCACGCTTACCCCTGAAGAGTGTGCTGAACGTATGCAAGAGATGATGCAAACCTACTATGAGGAGTTGTGCGACGACTGCACACTGCCAGGAGGTGATCCGATTTTCCATCTAAGCGTAGATGGAAATATAGAACAACTTGTTGGAGGTGAGTGGGTTGCACCGCTACGTGACCGGGATGCGGGTGGTCTAGGTGAGGGTCTAGGTGAGGATTGCTTGCCTTCCTCACCACCCTATGGCATACTTCCGGTCATGAGCAACAAATTGAATCGCCTCGAAATCTTCGACGACGCTAAGAACGCTTTAAGCCCCTGGACCACGGAGGACGGCCGCCTGTTTGTTGACTATGATACGCCTGCTGGTCGGCGCACGCTACAGATTAGTTCGGGTGGGCACTGCTCCTTTCGGGGGTGGTTCACTTCGTTCTGCGTGGACCAGAAGCAATTCATTCCGGGTGGCGACTTCTTGAACTCCGCTCAAATCTACTTTGCTGATTGGGTGCAGACGCACGGCGCCAAACTCAAGGACTACATCCGCGTTGGCGGCAATGTCCGAGAACTCTACATCGATATCGGCAACGACACCAACGACGCCTGGAAGATCACCAGCAAGGAAATCGTGCGTGTGCCCGGCGGCCCGACTCACCTGCGCCTGCTACGCGGTGCCGGCATGTTGCCGTTGGTGGAGCCCGATCTGACTACGCCCGCCTCTGAGCTGGTTCCGCTTCTGCAGAACTTCATCGAGGCTGACGAAGACACGACCACGTTGCTGGTGGCATGGCTGCTCGGTTGCCTGCGGCCCGAAGGCCCCTACCCTGTGCTGACCATCAGCGGTGAGCAAGGCAGCGGCAAGTCCACCATCCTGCGGCTGCTGCGCCGCATCGTCGATCCGCACGCGCTTGATATGCGGACGCCGCCCGAAGATCAGCGTGACTTGCAGGCTATGGTTCGCAACTCTTTCTGTTTGGCTTTTGACAATGTCAGCTATATCACACACAAAATGTCCGATGCACTGTGCGTTATTTCGACTGGCACTGGAGCGCAGGGCGGCCGGGCGCTATATACTAACGCGGAGGAATCTGCTGTTCGGGTTTGTCGCCCGGTGGCGATGAACGGAATTCCCGACGTTGTTGAGCGCGGTGACCTCGTGGACCGTTCGATCCACGTCCACCTGCCGCGCATTGACCCCAAGAACCGCCGCGATGACCACGAGTTCTGGCTCATGTTCAACGAATACCATTCGAAGCTGTTGGGTGCGCTTATGAACGCGGCCCAGATTTCTATTCGTGAATATGACAACGTGGTGCTTGAAGAGAAGCCCCGCATGAGTGCCTTCGCGGTTTGGGTGGCGGCAGCCGAAAAGGCCATCGGATGGAAGTCCGGCCGCTTTATTTCGGCGTACACCAACAACCGGTTTGCTGCTGAGAACCAGATGCTTGAGCTGAACGGGTTGGCTTCTGCTTTGATGCGGTTGATGGACCACCAGCGGGAATTCTCAGGCACCTACCCTGATCTGATTGCGGCGCTTGAGTTGCATGTGGGTCCGCGCGAGGCCCTGCCCAAGACGTCACATGGATTTGCTGCGGAGTTGCGGCGTATTCGCCCGGCCCTAGAACGCCATGGCCTCCGGTTCTTTTCGGGTGGCCGCAGCGGAGAGCTGGGGCAGAAGGGTCGGTCGCGCATCTCGATTGTGAAACCGGAGGAAGCAGAAGAAGAATGCCTGACGAGCTAGATCAAGTAATCAAACACATTAAGAGTTCAGCAAGGCATAAACCAAGCCGGCGCTTTAGTAGTGATGCGTTGAGTTCTCTTGAGAAACGTGCTAGAATACGCCGTGAGTTGAAGAAGCAGTTCAATATTCATAAGCCACGCTGTCGTCAGACGCAGCAGACGCTTAAGACTATGAACGAGTTGAAGAAGGAATTGGCGTCGGCGTGGCCCCTAGTTGAAGATGTCTTGGATGAATGCACTCGGCTGTCTCCTAAGCAGATTGCCTTCGCCAAGCACTTTGCTTTGAATGGGCGGTCCAAGAAGACACAGTCGGCCCGAGACGCTGGCTACGAAAGCGACAACAGCATTGTGTTGCTGGAGATGGCGAACCGGAATCTAGACAAGCCCGAGATCATGAAGTTGATCGAGGCTTTCGAACACCAACAGAAGGCAAGAATGAAGATGACTGTAGATGATGTGGTAGCCTACTTCACGAAGATCGCAGACTCCGCTATGGGGATCGAAGACTTCACCAACGCCAACCGAGCCATGGAAAATCTCGCCAAGTATCTGCAGATGTTTGTGACCAAGACTGAGATCACACACCGCACCATTAGCAGCCCGGCAGAACTCGATGCCCGCATTGCCGAATTGACGGCGGTGCTGGAGAGTTCCCGAGACGAGATTGATGAGCGCCTCACGATCAATTGATGCCGACAAGCTTCTGCAAGTAAAGTCCGAGCTTGCAGAAGCTCTCCATCAAAAAGCGGTCATCGAAGCTAAAACAAGTTTCTACACATTCGTGAAGTTGCTGGCCAACCTTATGTTGGACGGGTCCGACTATCGGGATGGCCGGCACATCGAGGCAATTGCCGCCACCCTAGAGGATGTTGAGACCGGACAACTGGCCCGGCTCATGATGATGCTGCCCCCGGGCAGCATGAAGTCCGTTCTCCTTATGCTCTTTGTGGCTTGGAGCCTGGGCCGGAATCCTTCCTGGCGCGTTATGTGGATTTCCCACACCGGCGACAAGGCCATCGACTGTTCTCGCCGAGTACGTGACCTCATCAAGACTTCCGAATACCTAGAGATCTTCCCTCACATCAAGCTGCGCGATGACGTTGCTGGCGTCACCGAATGGAAGCTGGTTTCGGGCGGCAACTTTCTGCCGCGTGGTGCTGGGCAGTCCATCGCCGGCTACCGCTTCACGCTTGGTATTCTGGACGATCCTCTGTCCGAGCAGACCGCCAAATCTGATTTGGCCCGCGAACAAGTCAACCAGTGGTACTACCCGGGCTTCCGTTCTCGTAAACTGCCGACCTCCCGCATCATCCTTGTGAACACACGCTGGCATGTTATGGACTTGTCAGGCTTCCTGCTGGACAAGGCGGCCCGCAATCCGCGCGTCGACCAGTGGCATGTCATTTCCATTCCGGCCATTCTTGATGCGCCCGCCGCCAAGTACCTGATGTTGCCAGAGGGTTCGTCCTATTGGCCAGAGTACATCACGCTAGAAGATCTGGTCGGTACACGCGAAGGTTCGACCCGCTCGGATTGGGCGGCCCTGTATCTGCAGTCGCCGGTTGGTGAGGAAGGCAATATCTTTGCGAAGGACGACTTCCAAGATTGGGATGAAGACGACCCACCCGATTGTGTTGAGGTTATTCAGACACTGGATACCGCATTCTCCACAAAAGCCACTGCTGACTATTCTGTAATTCAGACATGGGGTATCTTCTATCTAAAGAAAACAGATGACGATGGTTATGTTTATGACGAACCCAATGTCATCTTGCTCAATAGTGTGAAGGGCCGGTGGACCTATCCACAGTTGCGCCGCGAGGCCGCCTCAGAATACAAGCGGTATGCACCCGACAAGATCATTGTCGAGAACAAGGCCAGCGGCCAATCTCTGATTCAGGATTTGCGCGTCAACAAAATCCCAGTCCAGGCCTTCCAGCCTGAACGGGATAAGGTCGCGCGTGCCCACATTACTACTGGTATTGTGGAACGAAATCGTGTATGGTTACCGATGACCCGCAAGTTTGCTATGTCGCTTCTGCAGGAAGTCTTGGAGTTTCCTCGCGGTGCCCATGACGATGAAGTTGATGCCATGGTCATGGCGCTTCTCTACTTTACTAAACGGTATGACCTTTCGCCTGAGAGGCCAGAACGCGAAGACACCACACCCAAGAAGCGGGTGCATTCTTATTGGCGACAAATTCGAGGGAACTATAGATGAGCGAGAACATGTCAGATCTTGAGGAAACCTTTGAGTTCGAACCGGATACTCTGGAGGAAACTCAAGCAGAACAGACGCTCGATATCGAGGCGGTCGACAACTCCTTCGAAGCTAATCTCGCCATTATGCTTGAAGACGACCTGTTGCGCGACATCGGTCTGCAGCGCCAGGAAATTCTGCAGACCTTCAAGAACTCTCGGGCCGATTGGGAAGAGCAGATCAAGCGTGGCGTCCGGTGGCTTGGCCTATCCTCCGAGCGTGGCGACGATACCGAGCAGGAGATGTGTACAGCCGTTCATCCGCTTCTGATGGAGAACGTCGTCAAGTTCCAGGCCAAAGCCTCCCAGGAACTGTGGCCCGCATCTGGCCCTGTCCGTACCAAGATCAAGGGCTATGTGAATCCACAGCGCGAACAGGCTGCCGCCCGTGTCCGCACCTACATGAACTATCAGCTCACCGAGCAGGTGCCCGGCTTCTACTCTGATCTTGAGCGCAACCTATTCCGCATTGCTTTCATGGGCATCGGTCTCCGTAAGGCTGGTTGGAATCCGGCCGTGCAGGCCCCTGATCCGACCATCGTTCACATCGAGAACTTCTTCGTCGACCCGGCCGTCACCCATCTCAAGCACGCTGACGAACACATCGAGCTGATGGAACTGTCGGGCCGGTCTTTCGAAGCCTACGTCCAGTCGGGCCACTTCTACTGCGATGCTGATGACGAAGAGGCCGAGGAACGAATCGAGCCCTCCGAAATCGCTGAGTCCCTCCAGCGTGCTCAGGGCTTCGACTCTGCCATCGACCGCATGGGCTTTATGATCGGCGAATCCCATTGCTATCTGGACCTCGATGGCCTCGACACCCGCGCTCCCGCCGGGGCACTGTCGCCCTACATCGTCCACTTTAATGTAAAGTCGGGCCGCGTCTATTCGGTGCGGCGCAACTGGCGTGAGGCTGATGCCTTCCGCGTCAAGCGCCTTTGGTACACCGTCGACAACTTCATTCCGGCTTTCGGTTTCTATTCGCTGGGCTTCCTTCACCTGATTGGCGACCTGACGGCTGCCTCCAGCGTGGCTCTGCAGGCGCTTGTGGACAGCGGCCAGTTCAACAACTGGCAGGGTGGCTTCAAATCGAAGGACGCTAAGTTCTCCGAATCCGACACACCTCTGCGCTTCGGTGAATGGCGCGACGTTAACGCGAGCCCGGAGGATTTGCAAAAAGCCTTCCTGCCGCTGCCGGCCAAGGAACCCTCGCAGACTCTGTTTGCTCTGCTCCAATTCATGGTGGCCTCTGGTCAGAAGTTTGCCGACGCCACTGACGAAGTTGTGCAGAACGCAACAAATTATGGTCCTGCCGCCACTACACTGGCGCTTCTTGAAGCGTCACAGCGCTTTTATTCTAGCATTCATAAGCGCTTGCACCAGTCGCAGCAGGAGTTCTTCAAGCTGCTGGCCGAACTCAACTTTGAGAATCTGCCGGCGACTGTGCGCTTTGTCGTCAACGATGAGAACCAGTTTGTTCAGGCATCTGACTTTGATCCTGACA